GGGGTATAAATACTAGCCTAAAGCGTAGTGCAGTCTATACTCAAAGAACATTCAAGATAAAAATGCCTGTTGGTGCTACTGGATTACTAAGGCGAAGTGTCAAATATCACTTTGATAGCAAGACATCAGTAATGATTGAACCTACTGCCAAACACGCTGACTATGTAGAAAAAGGTACAAAGCCACACTGGGTAGGAATTGATAAAATTGAACGTTGGGCTAAACAACGTGGCATAAATCCATATGCACTTCAACGTGGTATCGCAAAACGTGGTACTAAGGCACACCCCTTTTTGCATAGCGTAAAAGTTGAAGCTGAGAGGTTTGCTGGTGATGATATGACTAAGACGTTGCAAGATGTCATTGATAATACGATATAGGTATAATAGATAAAAAGGAGTAGTATGTAACTATGGAAGAAGCTATAACAAAAACAGTGAAACACGCTATAATGACAGCTTTGTCTAGTCTAACGCCAACCTCAGACGGCACTGTCATAAAAGATGTCGTTGGTAGTGGTGAGGACGCTTTTGATAAATACCCTATTATACGAGTACTGCCAAATGGTATTACACGAGATATTGATAGCACTGAAAGACATTACAAATACACAATGAATTATGTTATATCTATATATCTTGAGTTAGGTAATGACGTAACACTACCAGATGAAGAAGTAATTGATACTCTATTGGAGCTACAAGATAAAGTCTATAAGGAATTAGATGAAGGTGCTTGGCTACCAGACGTAGGCACTGGTAATCTTGATATAGTCGAGAACACAAGCCCAAGTATCATAGATACTACTAACTCAAAGACTGGCGTTGCTGTATATTGTGATATTGAATATGGTGTAACATTGACTAAACCTATTTAGTCTTTTGTGATACAATGAAACCAATAACGGAAATACGTATTTCTAAAATAATAATGTAAAGGAGTAAATAAAATGGCTGGCATAAAATCAATGGGTACAGCACTAGCTCATAACACTGGAACGACTGAAACTCCAGTATGGGCAACAATAGCAAACCTATCTAGCATTGGCGAAATAGGAGTAGAAACAGGTGAGATTGATGTAACGACTTTGGATAGTCCAAGTGGCTTCAAAGAGTTTATCTCAGGAACTAAAGACGCTGGTAGTTGTGATATTGCTGGTAACGTAGTCACTGACGCTGACGTAGTTGCTTTGTATGCACTAGCAAATAGCGGTGATACAAAAGAGTGGAAGATAACCTTCCCTAGCGGTGCAACTTGGGAGTTTGACGCTTACGTTGCTAAGTTCAAAGAAAAAGAAAGTACGACTGACAGCCTACGTGGCTTTAGCTCAAGCTTGCGAATTAGTGGTGTACCAACATACACGCCTGCAGTCTAGTACATAAAAAATAATCAACGAAATGGAGTATAGCTATGGTAGAAATTGAAATCAACGCAAAGATTAGTAACATTGTAAAGTTCGAAAAGAAAACTGGCACTAGCCTAATGGTTGCCTTCTCAGACAAGATGTCAATATCAACAATATCTGAGTTAGTAAAGACTTGCAGTAATGCGACAGATGAAGATATTGATAACTATGTGAAAGAGTTTGGGTTTGAACAGTTGACTACCAAGCTAATCGAGGCTTTCAAAGATAGCGGTTTTTTACCGAAGGAAACGCCTCAGGACGACAGTCAGGCGTAGAGGCTAAACATAGTACCTTTACAGAGTTATGGCGTGGCGGTGAAGTTGACGCTTTAGTATGTGGAGTTTCACTAGATTATTATTGGGGTGATATAACACCAAAATTATTTAGAATATATGTGCAAGCATATAACAAGAACTTAGAAAACATACTTGGCATAAATGACACCGCTAACCATTTACTTGGACAGTACATCAGAGTAGCAATATCTGATGTGTTTAGCGGTAAAAATAACTATCCTAAAGAGCCATTTATCGTTGAGGCTGAGAAAAACAAGCGTGATAATGACAATAACATTATGGACGCTGAAGCAATGGAACGTGTAGCAATGCGAAATACAGCTATAATGGCTGGCAAAAGGCTTGCTGAAGAACAAAGAGAGAGGCGATAAATGACTAAAAATACTAACATCATCATCAAAGCTGATAGTAGTCAAGTAGATAAAGCCGTAAATAAGGCTAGTTCATCAATATCTAAACTTGATAAAAGCACAAAAAATGTTGGTAGTAATGTAGCTAATTCCATAGGTGGTATGGTAGCTAAGTTTGCACTTATATCAACGGCTATCGCTGGTGTTGGTTTTGTAGTCGCTAATAGCTCAAAGGCTTATGCTGAATTAGAGCAGAACTTAGGTGGTGCTAAGGCGGTATTTGAGGACTACTCTGACGGAGTAGTACAAAAAGCTAAACAATCTGCTGGCGTAATGGGTACAACCACTAGCCAATATCTTGCAATCGCGAACAAAATGGGTTCGTTGTTTCAAGGTACTGGACAATCAGTAGAAGATAGCGTGAATATGACCACGACTGCTATGCAGAGGGCTATTGACGTTGCTTCAGTTATGGGTGTAGATGTAGGATTTGCACTTGATAGCGTTGCTGGTATGGCTAAGGGTAACTTCACGATGATGGACAACTTAGGTGTAGCTATGACTGACACCAACATTGAAGCTTGGCTATTGCAAAAAGGCATACAAGCCAATGTAAATACAATGGATACCGCTACAAAAGTTGGCTATGCGTATCAAATGTTTATGGATAGAACAGCGAAATACTCTGGTAACTTCGCAAGAGAGAGTGATACTGTCGCTGGTTCATTGGCAATTATGAACGCAACACTTGGCAATGCTAGTGAGCAACTAGGTCAAGCCTTTGCTCCAATGATTACGAGTGTAGCTGGTTTGATTACGAATGTATTAGTACCTGCATTTATGAATGTAATACCTTATATCGTAGGCTTTATGAATGTAGTTGGTACGGCTGTCGCCTTTGTGGTAAATGGCATATCAAGCATATTCGGTGGTGGCGTAGCACAAAATACCAATGCGATAGCTGAGAGTGCTGAGAAAGCGTCTGAAGCGGTATCAAGCATAGGTTCTAGTGCTGGTGGAATACAAAAAGGGCTTGACAGTGCAACTGGTAGTGCTAAAAAACTAAGCGAGCAATTGTCTGGCTTTGATGAAATGACAGTGCTAAAAGATAACAGTGCTGACGGTGGCGGTGGAAGTTCTGCTGGTGGCGGTGGCGTATCAATGCCAAGCCTAGCTGGTTTAGGTAAGACTGGTGATGAAGCAAATGACTTTGGCAAAAAGATAGATGAAGCTAAGAAAAAAGTAATGGCTTTCTTCACTGCACTTGGCAATAACCCATTTGTAAAAGGTATCATATTGGCATTTGAAAGCATTGGTACTGCAATATCGTTTATTATCACAAAGGCTAAAGAGTGGGGTGTATTTGACGCTATCAATAAAGGCTTCGAGGAACTATCAAAATGGTTCGGTGAGATAGCTAAGAACGAGGTTGTAGTTGCCATATTGACCGCATTAGGATTTGTTGTAGGTGTTTTGGCAGTAGCCTTTGGTGTTTGGACTGTCGTAATGGGTATTTGGAATGGTGTTATGATTGTAGCCAACGTAGTAGGTGGCATATTTGCTGGTATTATGGCTGTTATATCATCACCAGTATTCTTAGTCATAGCGGCTATCGTTGCATTAGTAGCGATAATTGGCTTGCTAATAGCTAACTGGGAAACTGTTAGTGCCGTAGCCGTAGCCGTATGGAATACGATAGTTGGTGCCATACAAGGTGCAGTCAACTTCATTATGGGTATTATATCGCCTATTGCTAATTGGATTTATACGACTTTGATAAAGCCTATAATAGACTTCTTTACGGCGATTGGCGAAGTAGTCTTTGCAGTCTTTGGCAAAATCATAGAGATATTCTTGAAGGTCGGTGAAATCATACTGACAGTATTAGTTGCTGGTTTCAAGTTCTTGTGGGATACGATAGTTGCTGTATTCACACCTGTTGTCAACTTCTTCAAAGGAGTATGGGAAGGTGTAGTAAAGATATTCACCCCTGTTGCTAAGTGGTTTGGTGACGTATTTACAAATGCTTGGAATGGAATAAAATCAGCCTTTAGCTCAGTGTGGAGCTTCTTCACTGGAGTATGGAATACGATAACAAGCATATTTACAAGCGTAGGCACGACAATTGGTAATGCTGTCGGTGGTGCTTTCAAGTTGGTAGTAAATACTGTACTTGGTTTCGTAGAAGGATTTATCAATACACCTATAAATGCTATCAACGCTTTGATTGATACAATAAATGCGATACCCGGAATACACGTTGATAGACTAGGGCTACTATCACTACCACGTATGGCTAAAGGTGGCATTGTTGATAGACCAACACTAGGTATATTCGGTGAAGCTGGCAAAGAAGCAGTTATACCACTTGAGAATAATCTTGGCTGGATTGATATGATTGCTGATAGGTTGTCAGGTAACGGTGGTACTGGCAGTGGTACGCCTACTCAATTGGTAATCAAGATTGGTGAAGATACGATTATGGATAAAGTCATAAGTGGCATAAATGACAAGAGCTTTATGAGTGGCAAAAACGTAATTATGGTATAAAATATAGATAAATCAAGAATGAATATATAAATAGAAAGGCTGAAAAGGTACAAAATATGGGCAACTCAATACTACAACTAGACATAACAGCAGTGATTGGAGTGCTTTTTGGACTTTCAGGTCTAATAATTGGCTGGCTTGGTGTGTTTAGGTCAAGGAAAAATGACATTGAAAAGACCGTTGAGTTCAATACAAGGATAGAAACCAAGCTTGAAACAATACACAGTGACGTAATAGATATGAAACAAGAGCATAAAGCCACTGATTGTACACTCCAAGACCACGAGGCACGTATATCTGTACTTGAAAATGATAGTAAAAGGTATGACGCTAATCTTGGTAAGCTCCTGAATAGCAGATAATTTATAGCTATTGGGCTATAATGGTATATAAAAGAAAGGCAAGATGAATTATGGCTATAACTGCAACACTCATAACCATAGCTGGCACGGCATTTAGCGGTCTAAAAGAATATACCGTAGAATACAATAAGCTTTGGAAAGAGGCTGATAGAAATATGAACGGTGACGTTCGTGCGACATTGATTGGCATATTCCCAAAGATAGTTGCTAAGACTAACACTATGACACAAGATGAAGTCGAGGTGCTTTGTGCTAAGTTAGATGAGCCATACTTTAGCGTTACATTTTATGACCCTAGAAGTGGTACTACAAAGACAGCTAACTATTATGCAAGTGACTATAAGACTAAACTAATTGAACGTGATAGGGAGTTGTATGGTGAGGTGGACTTTTCATTAGTACCTTTGAGCAAGAGGAGTAGCTAATATGCTGACTGCCTCAACACGTTTCAAAGATAATGCAAAAGCTCCAGTAAAGACTACACGTGTTAGGTTTATTGAGAATGTTGAAACAACGCCTATAACAATCACAAGCGAAGATGATTTGATAAGTGCAAAGATTGAGAACGTAGGTAGTTTTCTTGGTACTTCAGCAAAGAAGCTCACTATAAAAGCTATTGGAATACACGATGATGTTACAAATAGAAGCTTTAGACTATTTTTAGATATACAAGACCCAACAACCGATGAATGGGATAGTGTTGATGAGGGATTATTCAATGTTATGGAAACTGCATTGGATTACGAAGCTAACTCAACGACAATAACTCTATGGAACGCCATTTATACCGCTTCTATAACGCTTTACTCAAATTATACGTTCACATACCCAATGACAGTGTCAGAGCTTGCTAGTGAGGTTGCAAACAAGCTATCTTGTACTATCGCAACTGGCTTTGACGATTTGCCAAATGCTGACCACGTTATACCAGAGGACTTATATGCACTAATGGGCAACG